CTTTGTGTGTTATGTGTGCATTATACTCTTTTCCGCTGCGGAGGATTCGTAGACTTCCGCAGCTAAATTCTGATACAAAAAGCATAATACAGTTTTTAGGCAATATGACCACACCTAATAACTCAGAAGGTATCATTCATGCCAATTGGCCCGATAACATGGTGCCAGTAGCTATAAGAGTGAAAAAGTATGATCAATGGCGTTATAACGTATTAGGCATGGCATTGTATGGAAAAGAATTATATTTGATAGAAATCCCTTCTGCATATCAAGGATGTCCTTGTGAAGTTATATGCTATAAGTCAAATTAAAATATTTTAATTCCATAGGAAGTTTTCTTTGATCCATACAAGATCACAGCCAATTTTTTTGTTTTGTGGATAACTATTATTTGTCCATAACACATAACAATTCTCATTGTTAACTTCCTGAGATATTGCTTCAACACGTATATAACCAGTATCATATACATGCAATATCGCAGAACTCAAGCGATAACCTTGTTTACGATCAACATAAAAATAGTTGTTTCCAGTACCATTCAATTCGGCATATTGAGTTACAAGTGCATCTTTTAAGTCAGAATTTAGCTGCGTAATAGCATTAGCATTTGCTTTCATTTGTTTATCGATAATATCCATGTTGCTGTTTTGTACATCGACATCATAAAAATCTGTTCCGTCCGGTTTTTCCAATCCATAATTCGTTGTCTTCGTTGCCATCTTCATTCTCCTTTCAGAACAGTATTTCTAACCTGTTCATGTGTGTATTTTTTCAAATAATCATGTGTAAATGCATGTAATGTTTCGTGCTGGTTGTATCGTAACCCTATGTCCATTGTCATGTTCATCGGAACAATTTCATCCATTAATTTTTCAAAATCAGCATACATTTGCTTCCTTGTTAGTTCCACTAAACATTTCAGTTCCATTTCTTCTGGCAATACTACCAGTGTATAATTTCCATTGCCCAGTAGATTATTTAAGCGATTTAAGAGATCGTTGTATGTATATGGATAATCGTCGTACCATTTTATTAGCACTCTAAATCTTCGATCTTCCAGGCTATCTGTATCCTGCGGCTGTATTTTTAGGATTTTTTCTCGTCTCGATATTCCGTATTCGGTTGCTGTGCGAATACAAGTATCAAGATCTCTATCCCTTATTTCTTTTTCCAGGCGTTGCCCAACCTTTTCTTCTGCTGCATAAATTGCCATGATTTCATCTATGTTTTCTATTGCTGCCGGGATTTCTAACTGCATGACACCGCCCCCTTTATTGGTATTACATTTTCTTGCAACGTAATGTTTTCAGTACCGCCATTTATGAGTACGTTTGTTACGTCTGTAATTCCGTCAATATTGTATATCGCGTTTTCTATTGCTGCCCTTCTCACAATAATCGAAGTTGTATCAACCCATGTTTTTCGCAGTGATAACATATATTCTTCGATCGCATCTTCAATCTGCGTTTTCAAACCTTCTGCTGAGTATCCAGTATCGTAAGTCGCTACTGCTGATACATTTACTGTATACTCATTTACGGTTGATATGATCACAGCATGACCTATCGGAGCAATTCCAATTCCTTCTCCATGATTTTGTACCGGATCTACTTGCTTCTGTACTGAATCTATCAGCTCCTTCGATGCTTTTCTGTATTCATCTGATATGATAACAGTTGATATACTGCTGCCTTTTCTCCTGTATGTCTTTTCTCCACCAACTCCATCGATCGCTTCTACTTCTTCTTTGTAGTATGCTTTGTTTCCTGCAAACGGTTTAATTCCAAAAGAATCTTCTATTCGCATCCTGTAAGATTCTTCATCTTCTTCGTCTGTTCCTGGAACCAATAATTTCGTCAACTGTGCATCTTCTAACTCGTCGATGTCGTCCAGGCACATAAGATCTCCGGTCCATCCATTTGGTTCTGTTCCTGCATCTTCACATTCCAGTCTATACTTATGTTCTTCTTCATTGATCACATCTGTTACAATGTAGTTGTAATCATCTCCGCTGAATTCCGTTCCAATCGGTACAGTTGCATTAAATACACCTTCAAATTGTGCTGGTGTTGCTTCTTCTATGTACACACCTTTTTCTTGTCCGAATCTTACCAAATGATCCAGATCAGCAGTGTCGCTGTACTGATTATCAACAAGTGCCGACAATTCTGTATATACTTCTTCCAGTCTTGCTCCGTGTTTTGCACATGAGTGATAAATTAGTGATCCCTCAGATGTATCCAATCCATCTGGCATTTCTTCCATCATTTCTTCCATGATCACATCCATTGTCATATCTTCATACATCTATATTCATCTCCTCATCTCCATACTCTGTTAGCAATCTGAATTTTATATTCATTGTTTCTTTGCTTCTGTCTACTTCAAGATCTGTTATGCCTGTGATATAGGCATTCGGTTCCAAGCATTCTGTTATGAGTCGATTTATCTCGCTTTTTACATATTCATCAGAATGCGTATATCCTATCAAATCATTGATTTCTGATCCGTATTCCCACGAATACTGCACAAAACGATATCTTTCAATTTTAATTGTAAAATACGCCCATACAGCTAACGCTCTTGCTCCTTCTGCTATTTTCCCATTTAGTTTTCCAGAAGAGAAATCAATATCATATTCTTTCGGATAATATTCAATTTCTTCTTCCTCTTCTAATTCTTCTGTATCTTTCTCAAACGGAAACATTACGCACTCACCACCTTGCATATAACTACATATTCTTCATCGTTTATCTGTACGATCAGAACTTTATCTCCATTTTTCAGAGATAATCCTTCTGTAATTAAATAATCATCTTTGTCCAATTTCTGTCCATGATGGATTACTTGTCCATCTGAGACATAAGCAATTTCAATTGATGCCGGATTATCTTTTTTTCCTTGTTTTCTCATAACTTCTAACATTCTTTCATATGCGTTCATTACAAGATTCTCCTTCCCTGCATCCAATGTTTTGCATAGTAACCATTTTGTAAGCTACTTATTCTTACTCCAGCATTAGAACAATGAATAAATTTATTAGATCCGATGTAAATGCCAACATGCGATGGTCCTGCTTTGTATGTTCCCTGGAAGATTACAAGATCTCCTTTTCTCAGATCTTTTTTCTGTACCTTACTTCCTCTTGTCGCCTGAACGTTTGCACTTCTTCCTATCTGCTTCCCTGTCGCCTTTCGAAATACAAATGACGTAAAACCTGAACAATCACTTTTTCCCAAATCAGGTGACGATGCTCCAAATACATAGTTTACTTTTCCTATGTATTTTTTGGCTTTTGATATTACTTTATCTGCTTGCTTGGTATCAACTTTCTTTTGTTTGAATCCTGTTCCATTTCCTATGATCGCATATCCTGTTCGTTTTCCAAATCTGTTGCACTGAGCTTTTGTTTTCATGAGCAAGTCAAAGTGATACACGCCATTTACAATTTTTATTGCGCCACCACGATCATTAACCTTATGAACTTTTTTATCTCTGCTCGTTTTTGTTCCAAGCACTTGTATTTGCGTTCCATATTTCACAGAACCAGGTGCAGCACATGTATATTTACTTGGATCAAGCTTCTTTCCTTTACAATCATAATATCCACCCTCCATTTTATTTGATGCCGGATAATATGCTGTAAATAAGGCTTTCACTTTTCTTCCGTTTAATATGCCTGTACTTACAGTTCCAGAACTTGAACTTGATTCGGCATCATCACTTTCTGTTTCCATGATATTTTTAAACGCCAGTTCTAGCGTCATTGTATGGATTCCATTTTCAAAAGTGTGTGAATCATTTTCAATCCAAAAATTTCCGTCAAGTCCAGAATCTACATCGTGAATTTTGATTCCATAACCAGAGATACACCTTATATCTCCAATTGCTGTTAGAGATGCTGTTTTTTCTAATCCTGTTAAGGTATTCTTTGCTTCTTTTTTTCCATTTCCTTTTTCAACAGATAAAGAATCCTGAAATGTTCCATATGTGCTGATCCAGTTTTTATTAGATACTGTACCGATTTTTTTGTTCTTGGAGTTGTAAATTGCAACCTTGTTGATCATGTTATCAGTTGTTTCTTCATAACTTGATTCTGTTATGCCTTCGCTTTGATTTAGCGTAACATCTAACATTTTTCCTTTTTTGATCACTGATAATTGATCACCTTCCATTAAGATCTGGTAGTTTGTTCCTGTTTTTTTTCGGGCTTTTGTATACGCTGCAAGAATCATGTTGTAATATTCTTTATCTGTAAAAAGCATTTTCTTAATTTTTACTTTTGTTTTTGCAATGTTTTTTACTTTAATTTTCAGATCTTTGCAAATCAGTCTTGTGATCTGTTCAGGCGTTTTTTTCTTGAATTTGTACGTTCCTTTGCTCCTGGTCAGATACAATAAATAATCGTACGCTGTATAGCTTATTGTACCTGCTTCGCCTTTTCGTTCTCTTTTTGTAACTTTTCCATGAAACTTTTTCTTGGAACCATCATAAAAACAAATAAGATCGCCTGTTTTTATGTTTGGCGTTTTTACATTCGGATCTCCTGCTGGATTTGGAAGAGCAAATTCTAAGGATCGTGCAGATGAATAAGCACTTCCTGACCACGTTACTGTATTAACCAGATCAGATATGTCATTTCCTTTCCATGTAATTTTCATACCGTTATCACCAACTTCGTTCCCTGATAAATATATCTTCCTTTACTACTGCTTCTTCTACCATGTTTTTTTGCCGCTTTTTCGATCACGCTTTTATTCTTTGCATAGATCTTCGAAGCGTTGGCAGATTTTCCTGTTTTGCTCTTGGCAATCTTTTTTAATGTATCTCCAGATCGAACGGTATATTTTATAGTCTTTTTACTCTTTGAGTTTCTTTTCTTTCCAGATTTCTTTTTTACTTTTTTCCCTCCGGATGTTTTTTTCTTTGTTTCTGAATAAGATATTGTGATGTACTCTTTTAAACTGATTGTAAATGCTGCATCTCCTGATCCATCTTCTTCTCCATACTCCAAAGATTCTATAGATACATACTTGTTAAAATCTGCTCTTCCAGTTATCACAAGTGTCGGAGTGATCTTGTTCTGTTTCCAGTCCTTTATCTTATTGATGTACGTATATGGATTTGTATTAAATCCTTTGTACTGACAAAAATCATATTCCTGAGCCGGAAAAAAGGAACTTAGCTCTACTGTTTCTAAGTTCCTTTCACCTAACAGATTTATTTCGCCTTTTCGATGCACGTTCTCTGATGTATTATTCTGCGAAGTTCCAATTTTAAAACTTGATGGCAATACCGGGAACCGGATCTTGTCATTTCCATTGTTTAACCATATTTCCATAACGTTCTCCTTATGCTGGTACTGCTTCTAGTTTGTCTGCAATTCTTTCAGCAATTTTATCAATGTCAGCTTCTTCTCTTACGATGATTGTGTCCGCAAGTTTTTCAATCTTGTAGACTTTCTTTCCTTCATTTCTCGCCATTCTGACCGAAGCATCATGCGGATATACTCTGCTTCCTCTTGGAAGATCTACAATTTCTCCACCTTTCTCATTGATCTGCGCAATTCCACCGCTCCAGTTATTTGTTCCTTTTGCTAGCATTGGAATCTTAGGAATATTGATACCGTATTGTTTTCCACCATATTTTCCAGGCACCCATGATGGAATTTTTACGCTAACTTTATTTAATCCACTGATCGCTGTATTCACAAGTCCAATCACTGTATTAAGTGGAGCTTTTGCAATGCCAACAAGTGCTTCAAACGCTCCCTTGAATATATTTTTTACTCCATTCCACGCCTTTTTCCAGTTTCCAGTAAATACGCCTGAAATAAATTCTATAATTCCTTTAAATGCTGTTGTGACTCCATGTACAACGTCAATCGTCGATTTTAGCCATCCTGAGTATCTTGCTACTACAAATGATAAAACGATAGTAAATGCTTTTTTAAATGCTCCAGAAAGAAATGTTGCTACTGGTCTTAATCCACTTATAATCTTTCCTGCTCCTTTTCCTATCGTTCCAAATGCTGAACTAGCTGTCTTAGCAATGCTCTTTACAGTTGATCCTAGTTTTTTCGTATCAACGCCTGCTGCATTCAATGCTGTGACTGCCGTTTTTTGCATATTTTTTGCTGCTGCCGTAATTTTATTCCAATTTTTGTAAACCAAAACCGCAGCAATTGCAATTCCTGTCAAGATCAAAACAATTTTTCCACCCGGAGTAATTAAAGAAGCAAAACTTTCTGCCCCTTGGACAGTTTTTATCATTCTTCCGACATTCCAATACAGCGCACCAACTCCTTGTGTTAGTTTCGCGATAATCACGATCGCCGGACCAACTGCCGCTACAATCAATGCTACTTTCACAATAAATTTCTGCGTTTCTGGAGACAACTTCGAAAATCTATCTGTCAACTCGCTGAGCTTGTTCGCTGCCTTTGTTGCTGGCTGTACTACTACCTGTAATACTGCACTTCCAAATACAGTTAATGAATTTTTTACAACATTGATTGTTTTTCGAAGCTTACTCATAGATGTCTGCATATCTTGTAAAGCTTTTTCCGTTGATCCCTGAGCTTTCCCCATCTTTGCAGTCTTCTCTTTGAACGTTTCATACTGGCTTCCAGTCAGTGCCAACGCTGCGGTTAATGCTCTTGAATTGCTAAAAAGCTGAGCCATCTTATTTGACTGCCCACCTGTTTCTTTCTGCAAGATTTTCAGCACTCCCTGCATTCCTTCTGCTTTTATCATAGCCTGACCATTTTCATAGCCGTATTTCTGCATCAGTTTGCTCATGGATTCTGTTGGTTTTAACAAACCTGTGAACAATCCTTTCATCTGTGTTGTAACTTCCGCAGTATTGCCAGTAACACCTGTCAAGGTTGCCATGGATCCAAAGAGTTCTTGGTATGACACATTTAATGATTTTCCCAACGGGAATAGCGGTTGCATCGATGCCGCTAATTCTTTATAGGTTGTGACCCCTAATTTCTGAGTCTGAAAAGCCATGTCTGAGATGCTTTGTGCTGTTTTTACATTTACACTGTCATACCCCTTCATAGCAGAGCTGATCAGTGCCACGGATTCCTGTACAGATGATCCGCCACCCTTTGCAGCTTTTGCCGCAACATTGAAAATCTTTTGTGTTTTTGTTCCAGAGTCTCCAATACTGGAAATCATCTGGTAAACTCCTTCGGATATCGTATGCAGTGCTATGCCTGTTTCATTTGATGTCTTGATTGCCATGTTTTTATAGCTTTTCAAGTGATTATGATTATCGAGCAGTGTGTTTACCTGCCCCATATCCTTTTCAAATGTGTCCGCCATTTTTCCAGAAGCAGCCATGATTCCGATAATCGGCACCGTTACCTTTTTTTCCAACGATGTCCCTACGGATTCTAAGTTTTTTCCAGTTCGCTTGATGCTATTTGCCGTTTTCTGGATCTGTCTTCCCTTCGCTTGCATTTCTGCGGTTGCTTTGGAAAGCGGAGAGGAGAACTTATCCACTAAACGCAACGTTGCATCTACAAATCTATTTGCCATTTAGTTGTTCATTCTCCTTCCTTATATCTTCAATCTCCTGATGCACAAAAGCAGCCATGATCATTTGCTCATGACTGCTCATTTCTGTAAAATCTCTTGGTAAAATATTATGAAGACGGAATAACCAGTACATGGTATTGATCTCTCCGTCTTCGTAAATTAGTTTTTTACATCATTCTCTGTTGCTTCGTCTTCCTGGTCCTTGTAAAAATTATTGATTGCATCTGAGATCTCCTGTATCTCTCCATCAAACAATAATTCAGCTAAGTCTTTTGGTGTTGCTGCTCCAAAATGTTCTAAAAGTCTTTCATCTTTTAGGTTTGGTTCTTTTACTCCGTCCATCAATACAAGGAGATCTGAATCATGTGCATTTACCAGGAGTAAGTTTCCTTTCTTGTCCAATGTATTTAATGCACGTTCTCTCAGCTTTCTTTCTTTGACTTTTCGCAGCGTAATCTCTCCATCTCCAGTCAGTCGTTCCATGTTCTTACTGTGATATGTTTTTGTACATTCTTTTGTCAGTTCTTCTTTGTCTACGCTTAATAATTTATCAATTAAATTCATTCTTTTTCTCCTTCTAATCGTCGATTGTATCCAGCATTTCGGCTGTTGTAAATGTAAATGGAATACTTTCTTCTCCTAACTTGTTTGCTTCCCAGTCAACAAGTTTCACTTCGTCGAACGTACAATTCGTCAATTTAACTCGCTCATTTCCATTCACTGTCGGATCATCTAAGTTCGAAATAATCGTGCATGGTGTGTTTTTTCCATTTTTGATATCTGTCAGAATTCTTTTTTTGAAATAAGATGAAGCGTGATTTAATTTCAGCGTTCCGCTTCCTTCGATACCTGTTACTTTTTTTCCTGAATTCAATCTTCCTGTCTGCGGTACGTCTGTTTTTGTAAATTTGATTGTTGCTTCCAGTGCTGTTGCTTGTGCCATATAATCATTATCGACCCATACTTCTCCCCATGAGCCGTTGATTACGTCATTATCTTCAAATGTCTTCATTTGTACCTCCTAAACTACAATGTCTATATTAAAGTTTTCCATTGCGTCAAGAATTCCCATCTGTGAACTTAAGAAAACATTTTCCCCGGTAAGTGCTTTTTTGATCTGATCTTCTGTCATGTTCACAGTGTCTTCGTTTTTGCTCTCTAGGTATTTCTTGTTTCCTTCGATGTCAATTTCGATTGACGCACTTGATAAAATTGTTCTTGATACAAGTCCATCCAAATATTCTTGGCAATTCGCTAATAGTAAGCATTTGTTGTCATAATTATTCGGATACTGCCCTAACCAGTTGTTTTTGATCGTATCTGTAAGATCGGTCGAAACGTGATCCATCACATCAATCATCTTTATTTTTTTAAAATCATCTGTTTTTGTATCTGATACAGTTGTTAATGAATTGATGCCCCTTGCAACACGGATGTAATCACCATCCCTAAACACAATAAACTCCCCTGCATCAATCTTTTCATCCATTTCTTTTTTTGATAATTTTGTACAGCTTTCTGCATCTTCCAGAACTGTGTACGTGCAGCTCATTGTAAGCGGTGTTCCTGCAAGGATTCCTGCAATCCTTGAGCAAAACTTGTCAGCATCATATTCTTCTCCACTAATCGTCACACTTTCAGTCGTGTAGTTGATAATTCCTTCATCGTTCGCTGTTGTATTTGCAAGAACTGCCTTTACTTTCTTTCCTGATTCTCTTTTTTCTTTGATCCATTTCGTTACTTTTGCTTTCTGATCTTCCTGTAATGCTGATCCGAATGTAAGATAATCGAATTTTACATTGTCTAGTTCATCCAGGATCGTATCAAGATCTGCATATTCAGACTGTCCAAAAAAGCAGATTACTTTCTGCGGCTTTTCTCTTCCACCTTCCATTGCAAACTGGATTTGTATTTTTGCATCTTTTGCAATCGAAGCATCCAGATCATCTCCCGGTCTGTATTCTTTCGGATTCATTCCAGAATTATTTGCAAGGACTAAAGCAACAATTCCGTTGTCATTTCTCTGTTCAAATGTCTTTGCAAGTTCTCTGAATATAATGTTAATGCTTGGCATTCCCATTGTTTAGGTCCTCCTTCATTTCTAATTCTTTCATTAGCGGTGCATCCGATGGCTTGTATAAGTCGTCCAGGAATTCTGAATCAAATGTGATTCGTGGAACATTTCCACGTTCTCCGGTGTATTCCATTTCAAAATTCATGATCGGAACCTTTTTCTTTTCCGTCTGCATCGCAAATAAAAAGATTTGCTTTATTTTTTCAATATCTTTCAATACTTTGATTTCCTGTCCATGCTCGCCTCTTTCATGCATAAGAACAATTTCTACAGCGTAACGCTGTTGATACCTGTTTTTCGTGTATAGCTCTCCATTTTCCGTGATTCGTACAAAGAAACACGGATATTCCATTTGTTCTACGACTCCAAATTCGTAACATGGATAATCAAAGTTCTCATTTAATGCGGCTACGACCGCTTTTTTCATGTCATCAATCGTGATCATAGTCCTGCATCATCCTTTACTCTTTCTAAGACTCTTCTTAGTCGTTCTTCGTGCTTTCCTCCCCAGTTTTTCAAAACTGCTGATACAATTCTTTTTCCAGGGACAAAGCCAACACATTTACCACCATTTTTTAGTTTTTTTCCATTCTTTTTAAATGGCGTTATGATCTCATGACCATTTTCAACCAGATGCCAGTGTGGATTTTTCCTTCCCTCTGCCATGAATTCTTCCAGTATCACACCGTTGATATGCTTTACTGGTCCTAGTCGGAATCCTTTTGTAAGATTTCCTGTATGTTTATCTGTAGCGGATAAAGCTTCTTTTCTTACAGCCTTGCTGAATTCTCTTCCTTCTTTTTTTAGTTCTTTTTCTGCATAATCCGGATACCTCTTTGCTACTTTCTCCAGACTCTCTCGTAATTCATCGAACGTAGCAGTGTCGAATTCAAAATCAATTTCATCTGACATCGTTTTTTTGCTCCATTGTGTCCGAATCGGACACCGATTCTTTTTCTTCTGGTACATCTTCTACTAATCCAAGTTTTTTCAGATCATTTACGACTCTTCGATCGTCACATTCTTTGATCTCATCTTTTTTCATGTTAAATGTACCTACAAATGTTGTTTTCGCTCTTATTTTCATCTTCTACAGCCTCCGCATGCAGTATCAGAAATCTATCCGCTTCGTTTTCATTTTCTACCGAATCAATTCCATACATTTGATCCTTGTATCGAATTTTCATGTTTTTATCAATCCCTTTTCGATATCGGATGGTAAATTGCATTTCTTCCGTTGCTTCGTTTTTCAGAAGTTTGATTGATTCAGAAGATCGGATCAGACGAACTTTTGCCCATACTCTAGCAATTAACTTTTCTTTTCTGATTTTTTGTCCAAGTTCATCCTTATCCCATCCAAAACCGTAGATCTCTATTTTTTTATTCATGTCTCCGATGTTAATCATTCTCATCCTCCGAATAGCTTTCCAGTTGCAATTGCAGTAAGATCGTTCTTGCAATGTACGAGATTTTCTCGTTATTTTTTGTTTCCAGAATCGAACGATTATCATATAACTGCTGCATGATCAAAAACAGTGCAAGTTTCATCCTTGCACTGTTTTCGTCAAATTTACCAACTGCTGCCGTTACCGTCTCACATGCTGCGTCAAATGCGAGATTGAATACCACATCATCATCTTCTACCTTTAAATATTCGCTCGCTTCATTTAAAAGCTGTGAGCGTACATCAGCATCCATTCATCATCCTTTCTGAGCTTTTATAAACTCGTCAATGATCTCGTCTTTCTTTGTCTTTGTGATCGTATAACTCTTTTCTGTTGCAAGTGCTTTGATCTCATCTACTGTCATTCCTTCCAGTTCAGATTTTCTGTATTTTTTCGTTGGTTCTGAGATCTGATCCGCTGGAATCTCTGCTTTGAACACTGCCATGTCATCAACAATCTCGCAATCTAAACGCTCACGCACTTTAATTCCTGTTTGATCTTTCTTCCATAAATCTCCCGCTTCTGTAGAAATTCCGATTGTAAGCAGTTCTCGATCAAACAATGTGATTGCTTCTTCAAAATTTCCGCAATAAATCGGCACTTTTCCCTCTGCATTCTTTTTAATTGTTTTGTTAGATGCAACTGTTACCGGATATGTTCCGAATAATAATCTTTTAGATGTGTTCGTCACATCTTTTTGTAAAATATAGTTTCCATCTTTATCTTTCAATTTATCTAACCAGTTAAATCCACTCTGATTTGTTAATACTTTCGCCCCTGCCACTAATGCTGGATCTAATTCAACATTGAAAATGTTTTTCAGATCGTCGACGGATGTTGCTTCAATCTCAAAGCCTTCTGTCATTTCATCTAATCTTTTAATAATCAGCGCATTTCTTGTCGCTTTTACTTTTCTTGCAATCCAATTTGTCAGGTATGAGATGACATTTTCATCAGAATCTTGTAGCAGCTCATATGTTGCTTTTAAAATTCCTCCGAATTTTTTTATTACATAATCTACTTTTCTCATAACCGGAGTATCTGCTTCTGGAAATTCACTTTCTTCTTCAACCGTATCAAATGGTACTGAATCCGCATTTACTTCATACACGCGGCTTCCTTTGACTTTTGTTGTTTTTTCTCTTCTTACTAGCATTTCTAACGCATCTTCTGAACGTCTTAATGTTTTAATCGTTGTCGAGATATCCGCTGGTACTGTTAATCCTCCTTCTTCGTCAGAACCCTCTTTCATCGTATTCAGTACTTCCATATCTTCCTTAGCAATTGGCTTCTTTTTAAATCCAGCCCTCAAGGCGTTAACAAGTGCAGATACGACGTTTTTCTTACCTTTTACTTCATTTACTCTTCCTGCTGCTGCCTGGTTCTTTACATCATCATCTTCTTCCTGTTCCATCTCATCCAGAAGATCATACTTCTCCTGAAGGTCCTTCATTTCTTTTCTTGCTTTTTTCGCATCTTCCAAATTATCCTGAGCAATCAGGTTCTTAATTTCTTCTTTCTTCTGTGTAATTTTTGCTGCAATTTTTCTCTTATCCATTCTGTTTCCTTTCTCCGTACTGGTCTAAGCTTTCTAATAGTTCTTTCTTCTCTTTTTCCCTCGCTTGGTACTCGCTAAAAGATTCGTTAAAAATTTCTTTTATATCCTGTCTGCTTAAAGGCTTCTGCTTGTCCTTTTTCTGAGCATTTTTCCCTTTTTCTGTCAGATTAGCTGGAACATTTTTGTAACAAAAAAACATGGAACTTCCAGCACATGCGACTGCATCGTTTGCTTCTTCGACTTTTATGTCGAATAACTCTGCTGCCTCTTCTCCGGTTAACCATGTTTCGTCATTTACTTTTTGTTCAATTTCTTCTTTGTCTACTTTTGCTTTCGTCATATAGGTCTGCATGATCGCTTCCTGGCAAGTATCCAGAGATTCTGCATCCTTTCGCAGATCATCCGCATTTTTTGTTGTAAAAAAATAGCTTGCCGATGGCTTATGAATCATGACTGTTGCATTCTTAGGAATTACGATCTCGTCTCCTACCATCATAATTACAGATGCAATACTTGCTGCTAATCCATCAACATACACTGTCTTGTATGCATTGTTTCTATGCAACATGTTGTAAATCGCGATTCCTCCAAACACCGAACCGCCACCTGAATTGATATGAATATTAATGTTTTCAGTTCCATCTAATTGCTCAAGGAACTCTTTTACATCTCCAGGTGCCATATCATCTTCATAGCATTTGCTCTGCCATGTTTCGCTTACAATGTCGCCATAAAAAAACAGATCCGCAGAGGAATCTGTCTGGTTCTTAATCGTCATGGATCCACAGATTTTTCTGTTCCCTTCACGATCTTTGTTATAAAATTTTAATTCTTTCAAGCACTCGTCTCTCCTTTCTTATATTGTTCGCCAGCCATTTTGACCGGGATAAAGTTTCCATTCATAAGTAGCACGTCTCCATCCGGATCTCTCGGAAGATCTAACAGTTCTCGTGCTTCATTTACTTTTCGCACTCCGTTCTGGATTCCTTGTGCAAGAATGTCCATCTGCGTCTTGGAATCTGTTCGTAGAATTGCTTTTTCATTGAATTTGCACTCCTTGTCAGTTCCTACATACAGCTTATACGTTAGTTCCTCTTCGTATTGTTTCAGAGGAAACAACATTGTATCTACCAAGAATGACAACTGCTGCATTTCTGAATTTGCATAAGATGATTTTTCGTAGTCGTTGATCTGGTTCGGTTTTACTCCGAACGCTGCCGCGATCTGTAGTGCAGAATACTTCTTTAATTCGAAGAACTGTGCATCTGTCAGCTTATAATTTAATGGTTGTAACTGCATACCTGCTGGTACTGGAACAATCTTCCCTGCATTCTTTGGGCCAGAAAGATAATTATCGTACTTCCTTTGCAGCAATTTAATTTTTTTATCATCAATTTCTCCTGAATATTGCAATGCCATAGAGGCTGTCATCCCACCTTTGTACAAATTAGACATGTACTGTTGGCTCTGTGTAGCCCCTTCTACGACATCTCCAAGCATGTCACGCACCGGAATCCCTGTTAATCCGTCTAACGTCATCGACGTTTTGAAATGCATTACATCCATTTCTGGAAATACGTACATTTCTCCATCCAGCGGATCTGTATATTGATAATAAATTTTACCTTGTCCGCCAAATATTCCTTTATTGTCATAAATCGGTGTCACATAATTGGATTGCATAATCCAAAGTCCAATATTTTCGCTTCCATTCCTAGAAATCTTTCTTTGTATCCATACATATCCATTTCCGTAATGGTTTCGGTTGTTTTCCACCGTTGCAAAAAATATTGACGGCGTTGTATGCGGATTTGGTCTTTGATTCAACAGTTTCGATGTGCTATCTGGATCTGCTCTGACTCGTCCCTTGCTTTTCTGCCATTCATATACTTTTATCGGCAGTTTTCCCATCGTTTCCGATAAGATTTTCATACAAGTGTAGTATGTTGCTTCTCTTAGCTCGCTTTTATTTTTGTAACTAATCCCAAGCCACTCTGCAAAATCTTCTTCCGTCATTCCTTTTGTTGGGGAGCCTCGGAACCGATTTATAATTTTATCCATAATATTTCTCGCTATTCCCATTTATCACTACCTACCATTCATTTTCTAAGAATTTATCTAACGCTTCATCTCTCGGGTTTATAAAAATATGATATCTCGCCAATTTGTAAGCACATAACGTCGCATCCACCGGATCAATCTTCTTTGCTGTTGCATCCTTGTCAATTTTGATCAAGCCATTGTTTTTCTTAATTACTGCATTACTCATAGCGTAATTTAAGACCGGATTATATAAATAACAAACATTACCCATAAGCACTTCTTCTCTGAATCCTTCCGTTGACTCATTCAATGATTTATGACTTTGGAAAACTTCTTCTACAATGTATCCTTCATCGCTTAAATCAATCATAAGTTTACTTGCATTCGCCGGATCAAAGCATAGTGTTTGGATATCCAGTTCTTTCTCCTTGCAAAAGTCAAGAACATAGTCCATAACTACGTTCTGATCCACAATTTCGCTATTTGTCATTGTTATGAACCCTTGTCTTTCCCATGCGTCATATGGGACCTTATCTTTAAATACCCTTTCCATCAGTTTTTCTTGATTTGGGATAAAAGAATGTGATAATACAATGTATTCTGTTCGCTCTCTTCCCTTTTTATCAAAGTTCCCATTTCTATATGGAATTACAAAAGCTACTGACGTTAAGTCAATCTTGGAAGACATATCAAATCCGACGTAAACTGGTTTTCCTTTTATGCTAATTGGAAGATTTTTCACTTCGCATTTCTTCCATTTTTCCATATTCATATAGCCATTTTCTTTCTGTTGTACCCATACATTCAGCATTTTTGTTAAAAAGGCTATCATTTTTTCTGGAATTACCTTTGCGATCTCGTAATCTCCACGGATTTTTTCTCGTCCGGCCGGATATGACATTCTGATCGGATTCGCTTTCTTCCAGTTTTCTTCGTCACCGATATCGTCTCCTGGATCAATCTCCATAATGTCGATCAAATATGTATCATTTTCAACGTCAATATTCGAATCTAACACCTTGCTGCAATAATCGTATTCCTGCGTATAGCAAGGATACGTCAAATCCATTCCTGCCGTTGTAATAATCATCAATAATGATTCTTTTGTATTTGATCCAAGGCCGAGATCAAGAAACTCTGTTGTTTTGTGCTGATGGTACTCGTCTACGATCAATCCAGCCGGGTTGGTTCCGTCTCCAGTCTTTCCGTCTTCTTTTGACAGTGCTTTTATGTAGCTTCCTGTTTTTACATGTGTGATCGCATTATTCGTAAGTTTGAACTTCTTCTTTAATGGCGATCCGTTCAACATCAGTTTTGCCTCTTCAAATACAATCTTAGACTGGTCACGTTTCACACCTGCTGTATAATACTCATAGACTTCTTTATTTTTTGTTGCCTGCACAGAAATTTCATATAATGCAACGCCTGCTTCTTCCTGACTCTTTGCATTTTTTCTTGCAACTTCGACAAAGCTTTTCTTGAACCGCTTATACCCATCCTCTTTTCTTCTCCATCCATAGAGTTGGCACAAATGAAACTGCTGCCAATCAGTCAGCTTGATCGGTTTTCCTGCCAGCACTCCCTTTGAATGTCTCAAGAAGCTGAACCATTTGATTATCTTTTGTGCTTCCTGGTCGTCCCAGTAAAAAGAGGCTTCTCCACTTTCTTCCCTTTTCACATCTCTCAAAAATCTGCTGCATGCCTGCTTATGCTTCTTGCAAGAGATTATGTTTCCGCTGATGCAGTCTGTCGCATATCTGATCAGCCTGTTCTTAACTGTCATATGTCACCAAATTCATCATTGATTTCATTATCGATGCCTTCCCTTGCAATCGTTGCTGCTTTCAGCCTTGAATCTATTGTAAGTCCGCACATTGATGCAAACTTACGCATCTCCTCTGAATACATTTTTTGCAGATCACACAACGGATTTTTAACCAAAATTTCTCCGTTTTGAGTCGGTTTTTTGATCACTTTATCCTCATTTTTTAGCTGTTTTGTCACCGAAATGTAGTAAGAAAATGCATTGCAATAGCATCCAAGGTTGTTCACATCCAGGTTGCCGATCACGTCAATTTCCATTTTTTCGAACTCTTTTACAAGCCGTTTAAACTCGTTTTTTGCTTTCGCATCAATCAGCCAAGTTGGCGGTTTTGCTAGGGTTTCCTTGCCTGTCTGCACAAGTCGTTCTTCCAGTTTTTTGTCTTCCTGTTGTGCAACTGTCAGATTCCCTTTTTGTGTTGCAAGCGGTTTTCGTTTCCGTGGCATTTTCTCACTCCTTCCATTTTTCAGATTTTATATTTAGAATTTTGCGAAAAGAAATCTAGGGCGTGCGGTCTATAGGAATGATCAAAACAATTTGACCACCCCTCCCACCTCTGAATTTTCCTTTTTCTTCCATTTCTCTTTGTATTCAAGAAGCAAGCGGATCATCTCTTCTTCTCTTCCTTCTCTCATTGTTTTATGTACTATCCCATGACTCTTGTCGCTTAGCGCTATAAGATTCCCTCTGTCTAGTCTCTTCGCATAGTCTGTCGATATCGGAACAATGTGATGAACCATTGTCGCTGGTATGAATTTGCCATCGTGATAGTATGCATAGAGATCTATATACATGTAATGTGTGAGTACATCTTCCTTTGTCAGTCTCCAAGCTTTTGTCTTGTAGAATGCAGCGCGTGTCTTGTTCCTTCGGTGCTGATCGTAGTCCTTATCTCGTTCCTTCTTCTGCTGCCGTCTGATCTGCTTAATGCATTCACATGTTGTACCGGATGGAATTCTTTTCCCACATTTGCTGCATCGTTTATAAATTGGCATTGTATCACTTCCTTCTACTGGACCTCCAGGGACTCGAACCCTGGACCGATCGGTTATGAGCCGACTGCTCTGACCTACTGAGCTAGAGGTCCATAATTAAATCATCATCTTTTTCAGATACCATCTTTTCTGTTCTTTCTCTAATCGTATCTGTTCTTCTAATAGCTGTATCTCATCATTAACCATCCTCATATTATTAACCACATATCTCTGCACATCCTCGTTGTCATGCCAATAAATTTGGAAGTGTTTTAATGTCCCAAATTGTAAATTGATTGTTGTCCTGTATCGTCTTAAGAAGTTTGGAAAACACCTCTCAATTGCAATAAACATATAATCAGTATTGATCTTATCTTTTGGTTCAAACACTGCATATCTTTGATCTATCAATCCTTTATCCTTAATTTGTCCAACACTTTCATCTACCGCACTCAGCTTTATAAAGCAAGTACCTGCTTTATACTCTTTCCCAGATACTGCACGTTCTACATTACATATGTCATAAATATTTATTTTTCTTGTATTTAAATTCATAACAATCCCTCAAATGATAACTGTCCAATTACTTCTTTTGCTGGTTTCTTTGGTTTTAATATGTTTTTATGCATCTCTACAACTTCCATATCTTCCTTACTTTCTGTCAAATCATTCAACATGCTATACAGATCGGCTTTTATTTTTGTTTCTTCTTCATCTATTTGTTTCAGATCTTTCAAAATCTGTCTAACATCCGGAAGTGGTTCTTCTTCAAATGTGTCTACATATCTTGGGATATTTAGGTTAAAATCATTCTCTTCAATCTCTTCATAGCTTGCAATGTATGAATATTTTTCAACCTCTTTCCTGTTTAAAAATGTATTCACTACTTTTTCGATATGTTTTTCTTCCATATCGTTTTGTGCTGCTTTCTTTATAAATTCTTTTGATGCGTCTATAAAAAGCACATCTTTTGAATTATGTTCAATCACTAGCAAAAAAACTGGAATCGAAGTATTCAAGAACAATTTATCAGGAACTCCGATCACTGCGCTGATCATATGGTTTTCAATTAACCATCTTCTTATCTTTCCTTCCTGTGCTCCTCTAAATAATATTCCATGTGGCAGCACTGCAATCTGCCTTCCATCTTCCTTTAGATGTTGCACACCTCTTAATATAAAGCCAAAATCTGCTTTGCTCTTTGGAATCTTCCAGCCTAATATTTCATAATCGTCTGTATCCGGAAACTTCATTGAATATGGCGGATTCATAATAATGTTTTTATATTGATCTGGATTCTGTCTTTCTACCTGTCTTGGTATTGATATTTCTCCGCACTGTTCAAGCGCATAGCTTTCAAATATCTGTGATCTTAAGCAATCAGCTCTACTAATCATTCCGGTCATTCCATTTACACATGCATCCAATAACGCAAACGGAATTGTTCTTTCCGAATATTCGTATTCGTTGATTTTTATTCCTCTTGTTTTATTCGCCCATTTACTCAATGCTCCTGTGCCTGAACACATGTCAATATTGTCTCCATCTTTCATAATTTCGGCTACAATCTGGCATATGCAATCTGGTGTGAAATCCTGTTTAAGATTTTTTCTATCTCCTTGCTCTTCCTGGAAGATGTCCCGAATTTCTGTATATCCTTCATCTTTAACTTCTTGTATCTTATCTGCTGCCTGATCAGATAGCAGATATTCCAATATTTTATCCGACAGTTTATAGCTTTCTTTTACTCCAAATATCTCTAACAGACTTTTTCTATCTTCCATTACTTATTCTCCATGTTGTAAATTAAAAAAGGAAACCAGATCTGCTGCCGTATGGCTTACATTCTCGTTCCCTTTTTTATTCATGCTACTATAATAGCACTTTGAATTGTATGTGAGTCCCTCTCTTTCCTTTATTTTCTTTAATTTACATTTTTAGTCGTCTAACTTTTTGGATAGGATGTAGTAGAACTTTCTTCGCTTTTCATAGAAGTAGTTCCTTCCGGCTGGTATATTCATCACCGTTTTCAGGTACTTGTATGTTATTCCTTCTTCTGTTACTGCTTTTAGAATGTACTTATACAGCTGATGATCCGCTTGCTTTGCTGATTCTTCTATCATCTTGCAATTCTTCTTTGCCCATGCTCTTTTGATTGCCAATTCCTCTGTTACACTCTTTGTTACTCCAGATCCTGTCGTATCTCCAAATTTTGGACTACCAACAGTATTTGTTTTGTATCTAAGAATGTCCTTAAATTCTTTGTATCTCATTGCAAAATGATACGCTTGATAAAACGCGTGATTGCTTATGTCCCATTTCTTTTCTGATACCGGTCTTATATTCTGCATCCTATCTCCTCCAGTCGACGATCTGCTACCTTTTCCGTCCAAATTTTTTGCTCATCGCTTTTCGCCTGTAATATTTTAGTTTCGTTTCCGAATAGAATTTATTCTTATCTTCTTTCTTCTTTTCTCTTATCGCCTGCATACTTAGTTTCCATGCAACAAACTCTGTGCACTTTCTTCTGCATTCGACTCGCTTTTCTCTTTCTCCTCCGTGATCGCATTTAAGGCACGGACAATCTTGCTGTCCCATTTTGTATCACTCCTTTTGTTCAATTCTTCCGGCTTCTTTTCTTTCTCTTGCATTTCTATTTTTTGCTCTATTATCGTCATTTTTTCCCATACATTATCTATTTCTTGTTTTGTTAATGCTGCTCCAACTGAAACTGCCATTAATACCGTCAATGTTAAAAATCTTAGGCTTTGGTAGACATTCTTTTTATAAGCATAATAAAAATGCATTCCTGCATCTATTACCATTACTGTAATAAGTGCTTTTATTAATAAATTGTTCATTTTGCCTCCTAACATTCAATCTTAATTTTGCCAAATTTCCTTATCTTGTCATAAGCTTCATTTGCCAGCTTATTAACGTTATCCATATCTTTCATGAGCCTGTCCAATTCTTCACGTTCCACAGATACTCTAATTTTTACTTGGTTTTCTTTGTTTCCGCGTACAGTCGGAACTCCTAGCATCCGAAGTGGTCCGCCTCCACATTGCGAACAGCTTTCTCCGTCTCTCCATTTCCTGAAATACACATGTATTCTTCCGCAATTTGCGCACTGTACAACCAAGCACGCATTTTCTTCATCATTCCTCTTGTTCATTTTTTTCCTCCTATAATTTATTTAACGGACATTCCATGCAAGGACTGTCATCCGCAAATAGATCTTCTCTGTCATTTACAATAGTTGGATACTTGCAATAATCATCGCATATCTCCTGCTTCACTTCTTCCAGGATGTCAGTTACCGTTTTGCTTTTCTCTCGATCTTCTTTTACAGCTCCTGCGATTCCGGCAATGGTTTTTTGTTCCTTCGTGATATCTTCTTCTGTCCCCAATAAGTAATCAGAAGTGGTGTGTAACGCATTTGCTATATTGGCAATAGTTGGTCCTTTAGGGATTCGGCCTCCGCTGATATATCGTGACATGGAAGCTTCAGTAACACCAACTTTGTTAGCAAGCTCTCTCTGTGTCAGTCCGCTTTTTTTCAATAAATCAGCAATCCTACCTCCTAAGTTATTTTCGTTCATTGTATTTACCTCTTTCTAAATATGGATTTGTCATTACTTGATCTTAATGACTCTCTGCCCTCTGTCGTACTGACTAAGTATTTGTTCTAGTGCTTTTTCTGCTTCCTCTCTTGTATTACATGTCTTAACAGTTTTAGACATACCTCCTGTCATGTCACATTCAACATAGTATTTATTTTCATTATTTTTTAACTGATGTTTGTAAATCCATATATCTCGTATACATTGTGTATTCACAATTGTTTTATCTTCTGCTTGTATTAACATAGATCTTCACTATCTCCTTTCCCATGCATATAATACTTCTTTATCTGAATCTGTCATGTTCTTCTTCCTTTTCTACTTCTTTTGTTTCGAATGCTTCGATTGCCAGCATCCCGTCGTCTATTCCGTTTCTCACATATTCTACATTTACATCCAATCCTTTTTCTGCAAGGTATTTAGGTATGCCCAAATCTCGTCCTTGTGTAAACATATGAATTTTTCCTAACCTGTTTCTAATCGTTGCCATTATTTTTTTGCCTCCTCATCCATCATTCCGCCATGTATTTTTATAATTACATCAACCAGGTTTGCTGGTACGTATGCATATATTGTTTCCAATAAATTTTCCGGATCTTCTGCATATGGTTTTAGGGCTTCTTCCTCTGCATTTAGCGCTCCGCATTCTACACATATATATCTTTTTCCGTTTTTCCATTCTTCAGCGCTAATAATATGCTTCGGGATGCTGTTTATTCCGTGTCCAACTTGTACACTCATCCTGAATCCATCTCTGCACATGATCCATGGTAGCGGACGTATGTCGTCATTTTTCTCATAGAATACCTTTATATATTCGTTTATCTTCATTTTTTCTCCTATTCGTACCTTCCTGCTCCTGCTCCGTATCGGTGCCACGTTGCTCCTGTTTTAACTTTCTTTCTTCTTTTGTTTATCATTTTTTCATGATCGGCGATTATTATATAGCGATACTTGTTATCCCAGTACTCCAGCATTTGTGGACTGATTCCTGTTTTCTTTGCCATCGTTTTGTATGTTATTCCATCAAATAACATTTGAGTTACTATTCTTTTTTTGTATTCTTCGCTGTATTTTTTTCGATTGTTATCGTCTACCTTTTCTATCTCTTCATCTTTATATTGCTTTACCCACTTTCTTAATGTCATCAAGGTTATTTTTGTTTTGTCTGCAAATTCTCTCCTTGTCATCCCTGATGCTAGTAGCGTTCTTACGATGCCTCGTTTAAATTCTTCTGTATATTGCATAATTTTGTTCTCAGACAGCTTAGTTCTTCACCTGATGCAGTGTATTTAACCGTGATCACTGGTTCTTTCTTTTTGTCTAATCATGTTAAATCCCTGTGATTCTTCGTTTGTGGTTTGTGATTTGTAAAAAAATAATAATGATTGTGTTATAAATAAACAGAAACTTGATAATGTATAATAAAACTTTGTTAATAGTTGCTAAAAGAATCTCTCAGGTAAAGAATTAAGCTGTCTGTTCTCCTTTCTGCCTGCTGCCTTTTCGGCAGTAGGCTAATAGATCTCATGGCTTATACATGACTTCTTTGTTTCTTATGCGTTTTGTTAATAGTTACTTGTGGTATATTGCATCTGGTTACTACCAGTAGTGCATCATTTCATTGTGTCCGATTCGGACACCTTTCTTTTTCGGACCTTTTGCTTTGCTATAAATCTTTTTAGTGGCTGTCCATTCATTTTTCTTTTATTGTTTCCTGCATTATGCAGCTTTCTCTTTTGCTTTCTTGTTTCTCTTTTTATATCGCTTATATCAATTTCCCATTCATACACTTTTGGCATTTTTAGTTCTATCGTCCCATATACAATCTTGCTGCCTTTTGCTGCTTCTTCCTGCATTTGAACATTTTTAATGTTCGTTAATTTTGCGACTTTTTCTCCGTCGGCAAATATTATTGCTTCTCCTGGTACTTCTATTTTTTATTTGTGTGCCTTTCTCCTTCTTCTAACTTTTCTTTTATGTAACTCTCGCATTCTGGATGTACGTTAATCGTTCCATCTTTCCTTAGTCCTGTCGTTATCTTTCTAAGTGCTTCTCTGATCTTCTTTATCCCTTCGATCATTGTTCTTTCCTTTCTGCAAACTCCATACTTTCTGCCACGATCTCCGTCGTGTACACTTTTGTTCCGTCTGTTTTTGTATAGCTCCCTGTTTGGATTCTTCCTTCCAGTGCGATCTTGATTCCTTGATCCAGCCATTTGTCTGCAAATTCTGCCCCTTTACCAAATGCAACGCATCCGATAAAGTCTGCATCCTGCTGCCCTTCTCGCTTAAATCTGCGGTCTACCGCTAAAGTAAATCTTGCTATACACAGATCGTCTTCATTCCAACTTATCTCAGGCTTCCTGGTTAATCTGCCCATTAGCATTACTTTGTTCATATATCCTCCACTTCTGAGAGTCCCAGGATGCAATATCCTTCTTCCAAGCCTTTAAACCCTTCCATGATATAGATCACTTGTTTCTCTGTTACTCTTCCTGTTTCTTCTCCGTCACTCATCTCGTGCAGTTCCAGGACGTCTCCGATCTGATAGTTTCTATCATTTTTTCGCAGTTCGAATGACTTCTTTCCTGTGTCCACTGCATCAAAGAACATCTTTGCAAGCTTTAGTCGGTGTCTTCGCTCGTCCGTTTCGTTTCCTGGTACTTCCACTTTGTTCGTCTGCGGAATCTCCACGTGTTCCGTCTTTTGTTCTTCTGTATCAAATTTGATTAGTCCGCTAATTGCATCTGCCATCTTAACAATTGTCTTTTTCACAACCTCATGGAAAGGATCATCGTCACCATTATCAGCACTTAACGTTATAAATCCGTTTCTGCAATCGTACCATCCGTCGAATCCATTTACTCCACATAATGTTCCCCCAGAGGTTCTATATCTGTTTTTCATGTATTCTTTTAATTCAGATAAATCCTTTATGCCTGCACTGTTAACATCATATTGCATATACTCTGCAAACGCTTCTAATGCCTGTTTTTCTAATTCATCCTGATCCGGACAGTATTCCGGATAGCCTCTTTCCGGTTCCATCTGTCCTTCAATCTCTGCTTCTTCCTCTTCTTCGGTTTCGTCCGCTTCGGCTTCCTGTCTTGATTCCTTTAGCTCTGCTTCTTGTTGTTCTTCCAGGATGCGTTGCTTGTATTCTCTTATCGCCTTAACAGTTATGATCTTGTCAGGATACCAGCTGTATACCTCTTCCTGTTCATCTTCTTCCAGTCCTGCGATCTCTACCGCTGTCGAAAAGCTGATTTCCTGTTTTCCCAGGAGTTCTCTCAGCTCCGGAATCAAATTGTTGTTGATGCTCATTGCATTTGCGATCTGTGTCGGTTTCTTCCCAAGAATCTTTGCTGCTATGTCTCGCAGTCTTCCAGATTCCAGATCGTATCCCATGATCTTCTCTCCTGCTGCCTTTGCATCCTTGAGTGCATCTGTCAGGAGCTTGATTCTTTCTAGTTCTTTCTCTGGTGTCGCTTTTCTGTAGCTGTTGGAGATACATAACTCAATGATCTCTTCATTTTTACTTCTTGGCTTTCTGATCTGACATGTGGCTTCACGAAATTCCTGGAGGTCTTCTTCCTCTACCAGTTTCTTTAATGCTCTCCATCTTCGTTCGCCACCGATCAGTTTGTACTCTTCCCCATTCTGGTTAGGTTCGTACATGACTTCTAGTGGTTGCAGCAGTCCAAGCAATTTGATCTCTGCTGCCTTTTCGTCAATGCCGTTCTGGTCGCTTATATTGTCTTCGTTCGCATATATGTTATAAATGTCTATGTCTTTTGTCCTGAATCTTGCTTTCGGCTTCTCTTCGATTCCTTCCTTACTCGTTTTATTTAGCATGTCCATGACGTTAAATCCTGCCATGTCTTTCCCCTCCTTTCTTAATCGACTCTTTGGAATCTTCCAGTCTTCTTGTTCCTTCTCTTTGATTCAATGTATACTTGTGCTGCATTCCATTCTTCTTCTGTCATAATCTCTTTAATTACGTTTTTGTAATCTCTTGCTGTATTACTGTTCTTTGACATTTCAGAAAGCGGTCTGAATGCTGTTTCTGCTTTCTCTGCTACCACAGATCTTCGTATTTCTGTTTTAAACATTTTATCTTTATACGTTTCTCTTAACCATTGTGCCGTTTCCTTGTTTGTCTTATTCCCTGTTTTCATCGTCATCAGAATCTTTACCTGCTGCCCTTCATGCAATCCCTTGGACTGCTCTATCATGTTTTCCACAGCTTCGATTCCATAACCGCCTGCTTTTACTGGAATTATCAACAAATCTGATGCTTTAACCACATTTAGCACTGTTACATCAAGCAACAATCCACAATCGCACACTACATAATCGTATCTGTTGTGGATACATTCTTTTTTTAACATCTTCTCAATGCGATCTATCTGATTATCCATGCTGTATAACAGTTGGGCATTTGCCTGCATAAGCCACATGTTCGCCGGAATAATGTCTACATTCTCATATCTTGTGTGCCTGATTGTCTCTTCTACGCTCTGCTGCTCTAATAAGATTCCTGCGAGTCCTTTTTCGTTTGGCTCATAGACTCCCATTGTCCTGGAAGCATTACCCTGTGCATCTGCATCTAGCATCAGCACTTTTTTTCCGTATCTTCCCAGGAGATACGCCAATGACGTTGACGTGGTCGTTTTCCCAACTCCACCTTTTAAGTTTCCAACTCCGATTATTTTCATGGTTTTTCCTCCTAATATGGCTATTTATTTGTTATCTTAGTTTTCTTCGTTTCCTTTTAACCATTTATTTAATTCTTTGCTGCATTTTCCGCAGACGTCATATTCTCGATATCTATTTGCGTTGTTAAATCCCATCTTTTTTTCTTTTACTATTATCTTGTTATATGAATCACTTTTACCGCCAATCTTATTTGATGCTATATATGGTAAAAAGAATCCTCCACACACATCACATTTTCTTGCTTCCATTTCTTTTCCTCCTATCGTTTCAATACTTGGTTGTTCTTAATCGGCATTGTCTCTCCTTTTTTTAGTGTTACATAATCTTCGATCACTTTGAGCGCGATCTCCTGGCTATAGCAGACTGCAACGAAGTTTCCATAATCTGCTGCCTGTTTTAAAAAATCTTTCTGTTCCTTTTGCAGTTTCCCATCTCCGTATTTCATTTCGATATACAAAGATGCGTACTGTCCTTTTGGCACTGGAAGGTGCAGATCAGGCACACCTGCCTTTACTCCCTGTCTTTTTAAGACTGCTGCACTTACGCGATCACGCTTCCCACCATTTGGACAGTGATGTAATAATTTCAGCTCTGGATATCTATTTTCCATGAACTTACAAATTGTGATCACTGCTTCTTGTTCACTTGCTTCTGTTCTTAACATGTACTGTTGTCTTCTTTCTCTACTCATTCTTTACCCTCCATCATCTATGTGCCAAGATCTGCATCCGTTTTGAACTAGAATGTACTCTACAAATTTATATCCTCTTTCTGTACTTCCTTTTCGTACTCCACCGTTGTTTTCATCGTGACGCTTGTCTATGTAATATCCTTTTGGACTTTTTGCATCTTCTCTGAAGAAATCACATTCCCAAATCACATCTTTCTCGATGTGTGGCTGTTTTAAATTCCTGGATGGGGGAGTATGTCTTACCTCCGTATTTCTCCATCTTTTTACGTCCTTTTTCTTTTACCAGATAGGATGCTAGTTTCCCATATTGCCCTGTGTCGTCAAGAAGCCTGATGTGGATTCGTCCACGATCCCAGCATTTTTTTATTGTTTTTGTATCCATGCTTTCGATTACCATGTGTATATGTCTTGCACCTTTATCTCCTGTTTCCAGTACATACACATACTTAAATTCTTTTCCAATCTTTTTATATTGTTTCCTTAGATCTCTGATCAGCTTGTCCTTTTGCTTTAACATCTCTTTGTACGTGTCTGGTCTTTCGTCTTTTCTGTAGGAAAATGTTATGAACATATCTCCGGCTTGGAAGTTACAGTTTAATTTCCATCTCAGCTGCTCTGTTTGTCTTCTGATATTTACCTCTTCTTGTTCTGGTCTACTTGGCTCTCCAGTTTTTGCTCTCTTCTCCTTTGGTTTATGCTTTCGGCTATAGTACTTCTTAATTTCTACTGTCTTACCTGCGTACACTCTCCTAATCCAATATGGCATTTGTCTTTCCTCCTGGTACTGTTCAGTTAATCTATTAGTATTTACTCAAACTTAATACTTTTATCAAGTCTTAAAAGCGGATTCGAACCGCTTATTTCCTTGCTTTTTCGTTTTTAATTTGCTATACTATATTTGTGGTTTTTAATCCACAATATGGCATTGAAAAAGCATCCCGATTTACTGTTCCGGGATGCTTTTTTCTTTTACCATTTCTTTCAATCTCTCCGGATCATCACATATGTCCTCGTATCTTCCGAGCTTGTCCACAATATCCCCGATCGCGCAGTTATTATCTACACGGATCAAGGACGCTCTGTATGTATAAGATTTATGATTTCTCATCGTCAGTCTCATCTTGATCCCCTTATTCTAAATGCTGTCTGATCGTTATTAGTCGTTCACGTAATTCTTCGGCTCGCTCTGCACTTATTCCGCAAAATTCCATTCCATCTAATCCTTTTTTCATTCCGATAATCAGAACATTTCCATTGATCGGATGCCCATGAACATCTGTTTCATATAGATATGACGCAATTGGATTGATCTGCGCTGTTTTATGATACAAATACTCTTCATCTACAAGCATCATCACTGGATACTGTTCTTCTGTTAGTGTGTATAGCCTTTTTGGATGCACAATTTCTACATTCTCACATTCTTTTCCTATCAGCTTGTAAAATTTATGTAGCTGCTCAATAACCGTTCCTTCTGGATAGTTAAGCATCAATACTCGATCACTCATATTTTTATCATCAAAAATGTCTAAATCTATGCCGTCTTTAATCAGAATCATTTTCCTTGGCTTTTCACTCATTTTCTGCTCCTTTACGCATATCTATTATCATCAATTTTCCTACTATTTCTTTTTGATCAAGCTCAAAGATATACCTGTCTTTAAACTCTATATAATTAATCAGCTCATCTGCCATTCCTATAGCAGAGCCTTTCTTTACATGTTCAATGTTTCCATCTCTATATAATTCATTTGGAATCACAGTTTTTTGATATACTATTTTAATATTTTCCAGTATTTCAACTGCTTTTCTCATTGCAGAGATTGTCGGATTTTCATCCAATAAATCTCCTCCCATTATTCCATGCATCTTCATTTGCTTATCATATCTTTCGAGATTGTTTTTCAGCACGCTCACAGCTGTACTGACATTCATCTTGCTTTCTTCGTTCCTCTCGTGGTATAATTTATATGAATTTTTATTTGTGCCTTGGGGGTTAGCTAAGCTACTTCCTTGGCTTTTTTTATTTTCACTCATCACGTTTCTCCTCTTTCGTCACTTTCGTCGATTCATGCAAGGTTTCTTGTGTCATTTTTGCAATTTCTGCTTGCTCTACGTCTAGTAGTTCTTTTTCAATTATGTCTGCGACATACCTTAGTGCTGCAACAGTAATTGGTGCTGTAATATTACTGCAAGGCGTTACGTAATTATTTATGTCTTTTGCAGCTTCAATACTGGCATTTCTTAAGACTAATGCTGGCAATTCGCTATTGTCTTTGCAAATTTTTTTCATTTCCATTGCTAATATTATCGTATTTAACAATTTTTCTTGCATATTTGTACCTCTTCTTCTTTTTGTATTACATCTATTGTATTCATTAGTTTTTCTGCGCCTTTGATCGTGCTTTCCCATTCTCCATTTGTTTTCTCTTCCAGTTTGTTCGCCAGAACTCTTAACGCTGCGATCACGTATGGTAAAGTGTTTGTCGTAAATGGGTGTATGCTGTTTCCGATTTCCTGCATTATGTTGTCTGAAACTTTCTTTATTTTTTTCAATCCATCTTCTTTCTGTCCACACATCAAGGACAGATTTGCTTCCATAATCTCTTTTTCGCAGTTAAACAAAAATTCATCTCTCATTGTAGCTTGTCCTTTCTGCCCGGTATCTCACCGGGCTCTTTTTTTCTCTTTTGCTCCGATGGCTCTGATCACTGTCAGGGCCATCATTTTTTTCTGCTCTGGTGTAAGCTCTCTTACTTCCTTATCATTGACGAATCTTCTTACTGTGTATCCTTCCATACGTTTCCCTCCTTTCTTTCCAGTTTATTTATTCCTGCTTGTCTGTTATGCTGCATTCGTCGGATTCTTCTCGTCCATCTTCTGCCTTGCGATCAGGATGTCAATGCTTGCCTTTACAAGCATCATTGATTCTTTATCCAGTTTCTTTAAGTTTTCGACAGTTTCTTTCATTAGTTCTTTTCCTTTGTCTGTCATGCTTCTCACCTTCTTTCTTTTGTACCGCAGATGAATTAACACTCCGCCCGATTCATTCACATATAGATAAATAATTACAACGGGGAGGCTCCGCGTTGTTGCGGAGTTGAGATTTCTTTCTTAGGATGCATTCGGGTAATTGCATCCTGATCAGGCGGAGTGTTAGTTCATCTGCTGCCAATTAGTGTCCTGTTTATTCAAAATAGTTTTTAACTATTGATTGGTAATATCACGTTGAAATTTTTCCTTCAGGTTACTTGCATTTATTCCCATATCTAACCCAGTAATCTGTTGGAGTTTTTTCATAATTACGTCATAATGCATTTTCCCATTTTCATTTTCAAAAGACTTTTCGCATTCTTTCCAGTATTTACAATATTGGCATCCATAAAATATCCATCCGCCTGCAAATACAGAACTTTGAATAATTCTTGCAATGCAATAAATGTCCTTTTCTGTTAGTTCTGTTTTTTCTATTTCCTTTCACCTTTCTTTCCTGCTGTTCGTTATCTTGTTTAATTACATCCTTTTCCGTATAATTAATTTACAGGGTGCTGTCACACCCAAGTAATTACGGAAGGAGGTTCATTATGTGTGAATTAAAAACAAAACATTTTAAAGCAGTCTGTCCTTATACTAATTCAGAAATGGAAATTTCCATTTTGTGTCAAAGAATTCATAAGACACAAACATTAAACAAACATTATAAAAAAATGGATTTTTCATGTCCTAAAATCTCTGAATGTACTTATGGAAAAAGAAATTGTCCACTTTTCCAGTCCGCTTAAGTACTATTTATGGCACCGATTTATTCGGTGCTTTTTTGATGTATCCAGATTCTTCTCTATTTAGTCTTGTAGTCTTTGACCAATCAGCTCCACAAGTTTCTAGTTCTGGACAATTCTCGCATGGTTCTATAAATTCTGCCATTCTTTTTTCTGCTGCCTGTATTCTCAGAGAATCCATATGTCTTAATGCACATCGGACTCCCATGTCCCTGATCTCTTGTTCTGTCAATACTTCACCTTCTTTCCTGGTGCTTCGTTATCTTGTTGCTTATATCATCTTTCTTGACTATGTGGATATTATACATTGACTTCGTGGGATTTGTCAATGCATTTTATCTATTTTTCTTGACTATGTGGGATTTTTGTTTTATACTTTTCTCATAATCTAGTAATAGAAGGAGGTGGCAAAACTGAATGCTCGAATAAAAGAACTTAGGAAAACATTAAAATTAACTCAAGAAGAGTTTGGATCTCGTGTTGGTGTTAAAGGAAACACTATCGGAAATTATGAATTATCATTACGTAATCCTTCTGATGCTATTATTCATTCGATGTGTAGAGAATTTAACGTTAATGAAGATTGGCTCAGACATGGCAAAGGCGAGATGTTCCTTCCAGTAGAAGATGAAGTTGGAGAAATTGTTTCTAAATTGGTCGATGAATCGAATCCTTTTTATGACTTGATCATTGATATCATGCATACTTTTAACAATTTAGATGATAAAGGTCAGGAAATTATTTGTAATTTTACGGCAGATCTTGCAAAAAGAATTGCCGAAAAAGAAAAGAAGGAAGACGATTAACCTTCCCTCTTGATGTGATTTCTGATGATGATAAAGATTCTTTTCAAGAATAATTCATCATTGATGTGCATGATCATTTGATTGATCTGTTGTTTATACCATTCTTTCATCTCTTTATCCTCCTCTTTCTTTTATTATAATCTTTTCAAAAGATTCTGGAAGATGTTGGGATGATATGTCCAATATGTTGGACATTATGGCGTAACTTTATATGAATACAAATCTTCTGGAGACGCATTCAGTGCTTCTGCAAGCATGCAGATCGTTAATAATGTCGGCTCATAACGGTTGTTTTCGATGTTGTTGATCGTGCTTTTACTAACTCCAGATAATTCAGCAAGTTTCCTGCTGCTGATTCCCTTATCAGATCGGATCTGGTAAAGATGATATTCAATTTTAACATTCAAGTCTGTACCTCCTAGTATGTCTTTAGAGTGTACAGTATTGTAATTTAATATTAACCATTTTGCTGATATCGGGAAAATGGTAAAAAAAAATACCGCCCAGCTGGTAACTAGGCGGTATTCAGAAAAACACTTGCACCTGTCAAGAACAGATGAAATACTTTTCCCTCAACAAGTAAAGTATATCATTTTTTCTTGGCACCCTGCAAGGGTGTATTTTTTGTACAAATTTTTAATATTTTATAAAAAGGAAAAGGTGATAACATGAAAAAAATTGCAGCTGCTTATATAAGAGTCAGCACGCACATGCAGGAAGAATTATCTCCAGATGCACAGCTCCGTTTTATTAGGACCTGGGCAGATGCTCATGGTTATTATGTTCCTGATGAATTTGTTTTTATAGATAGCGGAATTTCTGGTAGGAAAGCAAAGAAGCGTCATGACTTTTTACGAATGGTCGGACTTGCAAAAACGAAGCCTGCTGCCCCTTTCGAAGCAATACTTCTTTGGAAATTTAATCGTTTCGCGAGAAATCAGGAAGAAAGCATTGTTTATAAATCTATGCTACGTAAAAAATGCAACGTTGATGTAATCAGTACTACTCAGCAAACAACAAAAGATATTTACGGAGATTTGATCGAACGTATTATTGAGTGGACCGATGAGTTTTATTCCATCCAGTTAGGGGAGGATGTTTTTCGCGGCATGACAGAAAATGCATTACGTGGGCATTTTCAAGCCTCCCCTGCTTTCGGCTATAAGGTAGAACAAAAAGGGCAAGGGCCAGTAGTCGTAGAAGATCAAGCAAGCATCGTTAGAATGATCTATAATCTCTACACTACATCTACTATGGGATTCTATGAGATCGCTCGTTATTTAAATGAGATTGGCTATAAGACTGCCAGGAATAAGCCTTTCGAAAACAGAACAATACGATACATTATCCAAAATCCTATCTACAAAGGGTATCTTCGTTGGAATTATCAGAGTAATGCCACAAAGGAAATTAAAGATGCGAGTGAATGGATCATTGTTAAGTCTTCGCAAATTACTCCAATTGTCTCCGAAGAATTATGGAATCAAGCAAATGATCGATTAAAACAAGAATATCATCCAAAAGGTGGCAAACCTGTATCAAAGCATCGCCACTGGCTGTCTGGTCTTGTTAAGTGTTCTTCATGTGGTGCTTCTCTTTCTACTTCGGTGCAATATCGCCATGATCGCACCTACATTAATTTTCAATGCTATAAGTACCTTAAGGGAAAATGTATGGTTTCTCATGGAATTTCTGAAAAGAAGCTTGTTCCGTTGATTTTAAATGTCTTAAAAGAAGATATGAACAAATCCTACATAGAATGCGAACGTATAGAAAAGGTTGTTGAAAATCAACAGGATATCCTGGATGTTCAGTTGAAACGTTTGGATGCCAGAGAAGTTCGGATCAAAGAGGCATATTTGAATGGCGTTGATTCTTTGGCAGAATACAAAAGCAATAAAGAGCAAATTCAGCAAGAAAGAGAACTTCTTCTCCAGCAATCACAGAATCATGACAAAGAGGAAAAAGGATCCAATGAACTTCCTAATAAGATTCGTGGTGTTTATGATATACTGGTATCTGATCAATGCAGCAAGGATGAAAAACAAGCTGCAATCCGTTCGATCGTGAAAAAAATTGTATTTGACAAAGAGAATAAAACATTAGATTTTCACTATTACATAAAAGAAGATTAGATCATTCAGATGTTTTTAGAAATCATGTATATTGTTTTTCCGAGATACATATGCTATAATGCCAGTAGGCAAAATGATAGCAATGTTTCAAGTTGAAACAAAAAAAGAAAAAACCTCAGTACTGCAATACTGGGTTTTTTTCTTGTCTATAATGGGACAAGATCCACGGTTAGGTTGTACGCTATTTATGCCTGTCTAACCATTTGCATAGGTAGTAGGCAACTACACTAGCCAATACAGACATAATAAATGATAGCAATTTTTCCAAGCTGAAACCCCCTTTCTGTTGCCAGATTGGGCGCGACAACATTGATATGTTATCACAAAAGTATTTTTTGTGCCATACTTAATTCATACGACCACTTAATTTTCAGCCTTTTCTTTTTTAGTTTATACGCACTTGCAGAGTGGATGACGCAGTGGGGTTCTAAATACTTAGGCGATCAGGGATATGCTCCGATTGAAATCCTGAGATATTATTATGGAGAGAGTATGTACATCAATACCGCAGAACAGATTTCAGGAATTCCTTCTTCCTGGCCGGGATATGATCTGACGATCGGCAGCAGAGGAGATAAGGTTCGACAAATACAACAACAATTGAATCGTATTGCTAAAGATTATCCTTCTCTGCCTACGATCGCTGTGGATGGTGTTTATGGAGAATCTACTGCGAATGCTGTTCGGAAATTCCAGAATATTTTTGGACTGCCACAGACTGGAATTGTTGATTACCCTACTTGGTATAAGATCAGTGAGATCTATGTTGGAGTTAGCCGAATTGCGGAGTTGAATTGAAATCTTAGATACAACAAAAGCCCCACAAAGTTCATCCTTGTGGAGCTTTTTTTCATTTCTTATTCTATTTACTCTTCACCAAACACCGCTTTTTATAAAAAGCAATTCCATAACACAATACTTCCTCATAAGCATCTTCAAACTCTTTTGCATACATCTTTGTGTTGATCTGATCTAACGCCTTTTGACAGTCTTTTTCCAAATCTTCTAATTTTCTTGAATACTTTGCTTCAAATACTGCAACTTGTCCTGTTACATCATTGTAGATTACAATATCACTTCGTCCTTCTCCATGCTCTCTATTCGACTCTACACTATAACCTGCTCCTGCAAAGATTCCTGCAAGAAATGCATGATAGAAATTTTCTCGGTAATCATAATAACTGATCGTCATTCGCAGTAATGTGCTGATTTCTTTTGTTGCCTTATCCGCATCTTTGTTCCACACTGCATCAAATAAATCTTTCCGATTCGTAACTCTTGCACTGTCTTCAAACCATTTCCTTACGGTTGATTCGAAAATTTCTTTTACTTCTTTGTTTGGAATTCTTAATTCTATCTGACCATCCTTATCACGTTCTCCGACTTTTGTAAGATATCCAGTAAGATAGAGAATACTCCATAAATTATCTTCTGATGAATGTAGATAATCATATGTGAGGTCTTCTTCTATTTTCTGGCAGATGCTTCCACCTGCGATCAATACTTCTAGTTTTTTTCGTATAGCAGCTCCCGTATAATCAATAAAGGAGCGAATGATCGCATTATCACTGGTATTCTTCCAGTAGCTGACTGGTCTTGCATTCAGATCATTTTGAAGATCTCTTAGATAATTCATGACATCCCATGGACAATATACTTCAAACTCTCCAAAATTATATCCATCATACCATTCTTTAATCAGCTCCGCTTTCTCTTCAATCTCCGCATCTGCTAAAAGCTTATCTACATCCTGTTGTGTAAATCCATAATATTCATTGTATCTTGTGGATGAAATCGTATCTGATACAAAGTTATTTGTTCCAGTGAAAATACTTTCTTTGGCAATCTTTAGGCATCCTGTGATGACTGCAAACTTTAATGAGGAATTATCTTTTAAGGCTGTACTAAGCAAACCTTTCATAATTTCTAACATCTCTTTGTAGTAACCATTACTACTTGCTTTTGCAATTGGAACATCATATTCATCAATTAAAAGGATCACTGGCTTTTTATAATAACTTTTCAGCATATTGGTAATTCTTAATATACAACTTTGAATTTCCATCATACTTGCACTACAAGTCTTTAATTTTTGAAATACCAGTTTATCCCCTTCATCTATCTCATCACTATCCAACAAGTATACATGTTGTTTACATGCTTCAGATATAATAAATTTCAAAAAATTAAACGCATTCTCAAATGTAGTTCCATCTACATCCTTAAAAGACAAAAATAATGTCGGATACTGATTCATCCATTTCTCACAAATCTCGACCTCATCAGATATCTCAAGTCCTTTAAACAAATGTCTGCTATCTTTCCTGATATCCAAAAAACTGTTCAACATATTCATCGCCATCGTTTTTCCAAACCGCCTAGGCCGCGTAATCAACGTCACCTGATCCATCTCACCCTGTAACAACGTTTTGATCAATCCGGTCTTGTCCACATAATAATAATTCAACTCTCGAATTCTCTCAAAATCCGAAATCCCAACAGGAATATTTAGATTCTTCATCTCTTCCTACTGCCTCCTTTCTTTTATTAATTATATATTGATAAACATATATTCGCAGTTCAATTATGTTAAATCTTTAAACCAATACATGTTATAGCCAACAACCTTCCAGAATCAATAGTTAATCATTTCTATTTATTCACTTCAAAATGCTGATAATCCTTAGAGCTTCTCCACTTACCACCCCAGCTGAATCCATATTTCTTAAAGATCTTATAAGCTGTGTCATTCTTATGGATCATATATCTTTTATATTTTCCTTTACATTTAGACGTCTTTCTCTGTTTATACACCTTACCATTTGCCGGTGATACCTTATTTCCTTTGACCCACGGATTGATCCTTGGATTGATATCGATAGCCATTCCATAAGAATGGTTGGAAAGTTTCGTCGTTCCACTGATCACACGATAATTAAACGCAGAGGTATTATTTGCAGCCATAGACTTCTCATCATTCGCACCATAATCATCGATCAATCTCATTCTCTCAATTCTGTATTTCTTCTGATAAAGAGCATAAAAGACCTTGACCGTTTTCTTCGCTATCTTCTTGTTAACGATCAACTCACCCTCTTTTACCTTCCCATCAAAACCATAATGAAGAACCTGTACATATCTTAAATCAGACAATTTAATATTATTATTCTTCCGATAAGATTTTCCCGTGATCCTCTTTTCAATATTCGGAGAAATCTTCTCATAAGTAAAGCCTTTTTTATAAGTATATTTCGAAGCTGCATTCGCAGATTTTCTCTGTAAACAAACTGGAACCACAGCAACTGTAAATGCTGTCAATGCAATTATCGTAGTTAATTTCAATTTTGATTGATTCATTTATTTTCATCCTTTCCAAAGCTTTAATATTTATCTTAATCGATTTCATTATAACATATATTCCGAAGTCCCACACTCCATACCTTGAAGCATTTCAAAACAACAATTCAATATCCGTTACTGAAAACTTATAAAAAGTTATAAACCTTTATGTTCCATTCCTACTTCAACGAGTATGC